TTGAGCGCTCGCTTGCCGAGATGCGGGAACAATTTGAGAAGGAGAACGCAGCGTGACGCAGCCAGTGCTATTTGCAGTTGAGGATGGCGAGCACTCCGGGGTGACGGAGGGTGGAATCATTGTGCCGGCCGAAAACCACGTTTTGCCAAACAGTTGTGATAAGGGTGACTTTAGCGAGGACGCTTTTGATATGGCCGCCCGCCTCCGGGGGTACCTCGTCACGTCTGGTCGCGGCAAGGGAAGAGACCTTGATTCGATAGTAAAGCGACCGCACCTGCTTCGGCCTGTTTCTGTGCAAACAAAATTGGCTCGGTGGACAAAGCATTTTCGCGGCGACCATTGGTACTATAAGGTCAACTGCGGCCAGCGGGGCCGGCCATATTCGGCAACAGCCTTTGACATTTTGGCCGTGCATTTGGCAGACACAAATCAATTCGTTTTTTACACGCGCGCGGAACTAGGCAATCGCGTCTGCTTCGTTTACCTGCCGGAACATTTAAGAAAGCGCAGGGCCAACCCTGGGTCTCTTTCTGCCCGCGACCCAGACAACTGGGAACTGCTCGACCAAATCGCAGCTGCAGATTCCCAAGAATCTTTGACCCCTAGTACAGCCAATGTCCTACACCCCAATCCATAATTCACCCATCAGCATGAAAAAGCCAAAAACCACCAAGAAGGCGGCTGCCGTTAAGCCGGAACAAGCCAACATCAATGTCGAATACGTTGAGCAGATCGCCGACGAAAGCATCGCCACCATCATGGCCCTGCGAAGCCTCGTCCGCCTGCTCGCCGACGAACTCAAGGAGGCCCGCAAATGAGCACGATGATCCCTGACCTGGTCGTGGGCGAAGTCGGCTTCGGCCCCAACTTCGGCGCCCACAACGAGCTGGCGCTAGAGGAGCGCGTCCGCGAGCTGATTAAGCGCAACAACCGCCTCCGGCGCGTCTTGGAGCGATGCGCCGCGCTGTCGGAGGACGTGGCCAACGACAAGCACGAGGCGCTCCTTGAGGCGTCCCAGCCGATATGAGCACGCCCGCCGAACAGGCCCGCGCCATCGCATCCGCCCGCCGGTTCCTGCTTGATCTTTGTATCCCTGGCAAGATCAAGCGGGTTTCGCGGGAAGTCCGCCTCGAAGCCCGCGCGCGCGTCAAACACCTGCCGATGAGCTGGGATCTGCCCCGCATCGTCGAGGACAAGGTGGCCATGGAGGGCATGGAGAAGGTGGAGGAATTTTACCGCCAGCGATTTTGGGAGGAGTGCAACGCCAAGGTGCCCCACGAGCTATGAGCGCGGGCAAGGGCGACAGCCCGCGGCCGGTCAACGGCAACCGCTACCGGGCCAACTACGACCTCATTTTTTCGCCCAAAACCCCAAAAAAATCCTTGCCCTCTATGCCTACATTTGCCAACATATGCCAACAGATCACGCCACGACAGAAAGCCGTAACCCGTCATGGCTAACCACGAACACCAACCGCCACCGCCGCCCGCCCTACACCACACACCATGGCTCGAAGAAACATTTCGATTAGTCGATGCAGCATGCGACCGCTGGGAGCGTCGCCGCGCGGACCTCGCACGGAGGAAGGCCGCAAATGAGCAGCACCTTTGTCATAGCGACCCAGCTGCTGCTGGTCGCCTTCATGGCCGTGGCGCTTCTGGCCCTTGGCAATGACGACAACGACGGAGGCCACGCCTAAATGAAACGCACCGTGCCCCAGTCGCCCGCCACCGAGCGTGCCGTCCTCGGCAGTCTCCTCGCCGACCCGAAGCTGGTCGATGAGGTCGCCGGCCTGCACGCGGATCTTTTCTTCACGCCCTCGCACCGCCTCATCTACGAGACCATCACCGAAATTCGCGGCGAAGGCGGGACACCAAATTTAATTGCCACCACCCAGCGCATCGACGCGCAACACAAACTAAACTTTGTCGGCGGCGCAGGGGCCATCACCGAGCTTCTCTCCGAGTCCGCCGGCGGCCCCGCGGGCGTCGAGTATCACGCCCAGACTCTCCGCGACCTCCACGCCCGCCGCCGCATCATCGACGCGAGTGTCGCCATGCAAGCGTCAGCGCAGGACATGGCCGCCAACGCCGACAGCGTCCTGCAGCAAGCCGGCGAAGCCGTCCTCAGTCTCAGCCTAACTACCGCCACCGACAGCATGCGCCCCGCCAGCGCCATCGTGCCGGGCTTGCTCGACGAGCTGGAGGCGCTGATGTCCGGCGGCAAGAAGCTCGGCCTGCAGACCGGCATCAAGGACTTTGACCAAGTCACCGGCGGCCTCCGCGGAGGACAGCTCACCATCGTTGCCGGGCGTCCCGCCATGGGTAAGTCGGCGCTCATGCTGAATATGGCGGACAACATGGCCCGCCGTGGCGTGCCGGTCGTTTATTTCTCCCTCGAAATGCCCGCCAACGAATTGGCCGCCCGCGTTGTCTTGAGTCGCGCTGAAACGAATACCGAGATCATCCGCAACGGCTTCCTCACCGCATCCATCAAGCACCGGATTATGGACGCAGCCACGCAGTTCGCCAGCGAGCCGCTCTACGTTGACGACCGCGGCGGTCTCACGCTCCTCGACATCCGCGGCCGCGCCCGCTTGGCCGTCCGCCGCTGGGGCGTGAAATGCATCTTCGTTGATTACCTGCAGCTCGTTTCGCACAGCGGCGCGCAGTCCCGCGAGAACGAAGTCGGCTTTGTTTCGCGCGGATTGAAGGCCATGAGCATGGAGCTGGGCGTGCCGGTGGTCGCCGCCGCCCAGGTCAACCGCCAAGCGGAAAACCGCAGCGACAACCGCCCCAAACTTAGCGACCTCCGCGAGTCCGGCAGCATAGAACAAGACGCCGACATCGTGTGCCTCGTCCACCGCCCATGCTACTACGCCGTCGCCGACCAAGAGCCGGACCCGCAAGACGCCGAGTTGATCGTGGCCAAGCACCGCGCCGGCCGCACGGGCACGTTGAACCTCACATGGCGCCCGAGCCTCACCCGCTTCGAGGGCACCGCCCCGGTTGGCCGCCTGACTGACGGCGATGGCGCGGTCTACGCCCCGGATAAACAACTTTGGGAGGCCATCAATGAATAGCCGAGCCAAAGGCGCCCGCGGCGAACGCATGTGGCGCGACGAATTACGCGAAGCCTTCGGAGATTCTGGGATCAGGCGCGGGCAGCAGTTCAGTGGACTTGGGGATTCGCCGGACGTGGTCTGCCCGTGCCTGCCCGACTTCCACTTTGAGGTCAAGTTCTGCCAGGTCGTCAAGATCCGCGACTGGATGGCCCAGGCCATCCGCGACGCCAAGGACAAGCTCTTCCCGGTCGTTGCCCACAAGCGCAACGGCGAGGAGTGGTTCATCACGCTCCGCGCGCAGGACTTCCTCACGATCCTTCGCCGCTCCGATTTTTTAGTCCCAACACAAAACCAACAACCAAACACATAACATGCCAAATAAAACCATAACCACACCCGTGGGCATCGCCCGCTATCCCAGCCTCAATAAACCCGACACGAAGTTCGACGAGGTCGGCGTTTATAAAGTCAACCTCGAGATGTCCGCGGAGGACGCCGAGCCGTTCCTTAGCCAAGTCGAGTCCCTGCTCGCCGAGTTCGTCGCGCAGAAAAAGGCCGAGTTGAAAAAGGACAAATTGAAAATGCACGCCGCTCCGTGGGAAGACAACGACGGCCAAGTCCAACTCAAGCTAAAGGTGAAGGCCATGGGCAAGGGCAAAGACGGCGAGATGTACAGCCGCGCGCCCAAGCTCTTCAACGCCGCGGGCGAACCCATCGCGTCACGCTCCAGCCCAAGGCCGTGCAAGTCCTTGAGCTGGTCACCTGGGGCGATGGCGGCAGCGCTGTCAGCTACGGCTTCGACGTGTCCGAGGCCAAGCCCGAGTCGCGCAAGACCGGCACCGACGACGAAGAGATCAGCTGGTAACCGTCATGCCCAAGAAAAACACCACACGCAAACCGGCCAAGGCCGCACCCGCACCTGAGCCGGACCGCTTCAACGCGGCTGGCCAGAAAATCGTCAAGCTCCAGAAGCTGCGCAGCCATCAAAAGTATCTGCTTAAAGATGGCTCGCAGGTTCCCGGCGCATCAACCATCTGCAAGGTCGGCGACGACCAGAGCAACCTCATTCAGTGGGCGTGGAATTTGGGCAATTCCGGCCAAGACTACCGCAAGGTCCGCGACAAGGCCGCCGATATTGGCACCATCTGCCATTTCTTGATTGAGTGCCACTTCCACGGTTGGGAGCCGGACCTGAGCGAATACGCACCGGCCGACATTGAGCGCGCCAACATCGCCTTCGCCAACTTCCTGCAGTTTTGGAACGAGCAAGAGCTGACCGTGCTGGAGCCGGAGGTGCAACTCGTCAGCGAGGCCCACCTGTTCGGTGGAACCATCGACGCCCCGAGCGTAGACAGCAAGGGCCGCGTCGTCCTCCTCGACTGGAAGACCAGCGCCGGCATCTACACCTCGCAGAAGCTGCAGCTCGCCGCCTACGAGCGCCTGTGGAATGAAAACCGCCCCGAGCAGATTGTGCAACGCCGCGCCGTGGTCCGCATCGGCAAGGACCGCGCCGACGACCACAGCATTGAGTGGATGTTCAGCAGCGACAACGAGTGGGAATACTTCAAGGCCCGCTTGGAGCTGTATTACGCCGGGCAGCGCTACAAGAAAGCCGCCTAAATGCCCCCGCGCAGAACCATAGCAATCGTCCGCAAGAAGCTCGGCCGCGAAAAAGCGGACGGCATGACCATGGGCGACGGCAAGGTCTACATCGACCCGCGTCAATCCGGCGCGGACGAGCTAGACACGGTTCTGCATGAGCTGCTGCACCATGTCTGCCCCGACATGAGCGAAGAAGCCGTTGCCGAGAAGTCCGCCATGATGGCGAGGTCGATGTGGAAGGATAAATGGAGGCGCGTCCACGAATGACCGCCGCCGGCTACATCCTCATCGGCCTCGCAGCAGGCGTCGTGCTCGGCGCCTTGGCGGCCTACGGCGGCATGTTCGCCTGGGCCATCCGCTACGGAAACAACGAAGAAGAATAACCATGAAAAAGGGACTATACGCCAATATTCACGCCAAAAAAGCCCGCATCGCCGCCGGAAGCGGTGAGAAAATGCGCAAGCCCGGATCAGCCGGCGCGCCCACCGCCAAAGCCTTCCGCGCGTCCGCCAAAACCGCCAAAGCGCGCCGATGAGCGATACGCCGCTAACCGACGACATCGCGCGCGGCAATCATGTCGTGCCGACTGAGTTTGCGCAGGACTTGGAGCGCCGCCTTGCTGAACTCG